GACCACACCGTTGCCAACGCCCATGACGTAGCCTTGTTGAGCGGTGAGGGAGATGTTGCCGGTGAGGTTGACCGTGCCTGTGCCACAGGTAGCGCCGGTTCCGGCCTTGATTTGGATTGATCCGGTGCCAGCGGCCACGACCAGGAGGTTGGTGATGTAGACTGACTTACCGGCTATGCCGGTGATCAAGAGGGTGGTGGTGGCTGTGGAGATCGTGATCGGCGCGGAGAACATCGTCGCCGGGACGAAGACCGATTGCTGAGCTACAACCGGCGACGCGAACAGAAGCGCGAAGAGGACCAGGAAGCGTTTCATAGCAGGCTCCTAAATGGACAAACGGGCTGGGGACTTACCCAGCCCAAAGTATTAGGTCAGTCGATACCACTTCGTTCCAGAAGCATTGTATTGGAACGAAACGGACGTGACCGCGGTCAGGGTCTGCGAGGCGTAGGTGGCACTAAGGGTTGTGCCTGCGCCAGCGGTTACCGTGACCATGGTGGTGAGGGTCGTGTCCGTGCCAAGGGTAACGATCATTCCATCGAAACAGTTGGCAAGGACTGGGAGCGTCACAGCCCAGGTAGTCGGGGCCGTGCCGGTCCACATCAAGGTCGATTGCCCCGCAACCATCGCGGTAGTCGCCGCGCCGGAGCCGGAGATCAAGGCCATCGCACGGCCATTGCGGGCCGTGTTGATGCAGAGGAACGAGCTTGGGCCGCCAGGGCCTTGGCCGACGGACCAACACTCGTTACCAGAGATCGCGACCGGGGCTACCGCCTGCGACAGCACCCACCCAGCGGGGAGGGACAGCGCAAGGGCGACGCCGATCGCGGTGAGGACTTTCCTCATTGAAGCCCTCCTTAGTTTGCGACCGTGATACCAGCCGGGTAGCCGCCGAGGACGGCGTTCGAGGTCGAGTTGTACATCTGGTCCATACGGTCCAGGACGATGGTGCCGAGGAGGGCTCCTGAGGTGTGGGTGCCGACGGAAACATACCCCAACCTTAGGAAGCGCGGGATACCCACGCCTGCTGGGGGCCGAGGCAGGTTCATGTCGTAGAGCCGAGCACCAGCCACGAGGGCGGCTTCGGCATAGACCGGTGACAGCCACCAGTTGGTGTACGAGCCCGGAGCGCCTGAGCCGTTGTCCGGGGCACCTTGGAGGATCACTTGGAGCGACGTGCCCCCAGCAATCGTCGTGGTGACCTGGACCAACATTTCCATCGAGGGATTGTCCCCGACGCCCGCGTCCCTTGCACCTTGCAAGTTGGCGAGGACAGGGAGAAGCCCGGTGCCGTGGAGGTCGATGATGTTGGTAGAGTTCTGAGTGCCCGTGGTGGGGAGGTCGTAGTTGGTCCCCGTAACCGCGATGCCGGATGCCGTGACAGAGCCGGTGAACATGAGAAATGCGTCGAGGATCATGTTAGCTCACCGTTGCTTCGTTGTTGAGGATGGCGTCGCAGGTACGGACCGGGACACCGCGGAAGGTGGTTACCACCTTGCCATTGAACTCCTCCAAACGCAGGAGGACGTTGGTCTTGTTCATAGCCTGGAGATCGAGGTAGGTACGGATCACGCGATTGCAGTAGATAACCGTGCGGCCCATGTTGGCTCGGACTTCAGGCGTATCGGAGGTTTGGATCGCGGTTGCCTGGGCCGGGGCCGTCGGGAGCCTGTACAACCCACGAACGAGCAGGTTGATCAAGTTCGCCGCCGAGACGCCGGTCAAGAGCGCCACGTCGATGTTGCAGATGCGGACGGTGTAGCGCCAGTCTCTGCTGACAAGCCCAATCTCCCACTTGAAGTGGTCGCGATAGGCTTGGTAGGTGTTGCCAGCCGAGTCTGCGACAGGCCACTCGCCCATGTCACGATGTTGGAGACCTGTGATTTTCCCCTTGGGGAAAGTGGCGTGCATCGTGTCTGAGCCCCACGTCGTGATCCAGATCGACGTGTTGGTCGAGGCCGCGCCACCGCCGTTGAGGACGTTGGCGGCCGTGGCTGAGTTGGCCGCGGTCAGGGTCGAGTAGCGAGGGGCAAAGCCGGTGAAGCGTTCGGGGTTGACCGACTGGTTGCCGTAGATCAAAGTCGCGGCGACCTGTTGGGACATGCCCTCAAGGAAGGCCTTGACTTCTGACAGACGGAACTCCGCGGTGTTGCCGTTGAGGTCCGCGATGTCCTTGTCGACCACGGAGTAGGTTTCCAGATTGCCGCAAGCGTCGACGATCTGGGCCGTGGTGGATTTGGTGTTGGGGACGCCCTGGTTGAGCAGTCGCCAAGTGGCTTGTGGGAGACCGGTGCGGACGGTGGTCTTGTGCCCGGTCGGGAGGTTGCCTTCGACGACGAGCATGTCGTCGAGGATTTCGTTCGTCTGGGACAGAAGCTCGATGATCATCGCAACGCGATAACCGTCCTCCATCCTCTTGGCCCAGTCCAGATAGGTCAGGGCCGTTGCGCCAAGGGTTGCCATTAATAGGCTCCTGTGGGGGTTGAGGTTTCAGGCGGTGGAGCTTGTTCCCATCTAAGCATTGCTGTTCATCCCCTCTGGGGCTGGGCTCAAGGTAGATTCGGGTAAAGGGCGTGGGCGGCCGAGGCCGGTTGGCCAGGTCTCTGCTGGCCAAAGGTCGAGGGACCCTTGCCGGAGACGTGCTGGCCTTCGGTCACTTTCTGGGCCAGCTTGAAGAAGGCCTTGACGAATGCAGGGTTGTCGCCAGCGCCGGTGAGGTCCATGGCTTCGCGGAACTCTTGCGCGAGCTTGGCGTCGCCGAGGCCATCCAAGGCTCTGCTGACGGTTTGCTTCACCACGTCGAGTTTGCCGCCGATCTCAGGGTCGGCCTTCACGGCCGCTTGCCACTCGGCGCGCATTTCGGAATAAGCTTTATATGGGGCCTCAGCGGCTTCCTGGGTCTTCGCGATGTAGAAGTCAACGAGCTTTTGAGCGCCGGCCTGATCGAGGTTGAGGGACTTAAAGAGCTCCCCAGCGTCCTTACCCACCGCCTCGTCGAGCTTGAAGCCCTCGGGGACCTTGAATTCCTCGTACTTCTCCGGTGCCCCGGTGGCGGTCTTCTCGCCCTTGTTCAGAAGCGACTCGCCCTCCTTGGCTGGGGTCGGAGCAGAAGAAGTCTTGTCTACAGAAGGCTGTGCTGGTGTAGTCCCAGACGCAGCTGGCGCTGCTGCCTGATCCTTGATCTCGCCGGTCTCGGTCCGGGCCGCGGGATCATTCGCGAGCGGTGTCTGTGTCGCTGTCAAGTCGGTCATCGTCGAGTTCCTCTGCATGGACTTCGGGCTTGGGCTTTGCGTCGAGGGAGTTACGTTCTTGCATCATGAGCAGATACATGTCTGGGCAATGCTGCATGATATCGTTCAGCAAGATCAGGCCTTGGTTTCGGTTGCCCTCGGCGAAGGCCATCGCGAGCGAATCGGTGTTGAAGGTGGTTCTGAATACACTAGCTGATTCGAGCTTCTCCAAGATCCACGCGCGGCCCGCGATGGTGGACATCACGCCGACCATCATGTCCTTGCGCGCGGCATCGGCGACCTTGGCGGCCTTCTCGAGTCGTCGGACATCCTTCCGTTCCGAGGCGTTGTATTGGGTCATGCTTGGCCACCCAGGGCCTGGAGAGCGTTCTGACCGCCACCGACATCGGCTTCGGAGAGAGTCTTGGCACCGGCTGCCATCTTCTCAGCGAGTTCGGCCTGCTGCTGGGCCGCCTGTTGTTGCATCCGGCGCTGACGCATCGCGTCGAGTTCCTCCGGCGAGCGGATCAGCTTGGGGTCGTTGTTGAGCAGCGAGGAGTATTTGTTGATCGCGTAGTCCACGTCGAGGTTGTCCAAGGCCGCCGGGTCGACGCCCGCGAATTGCCCGGCGAAGGCCGCGAGGCGGTCGATGGACGTGGCTGCTGCCGCTTGCTGGGCCGAGTTCAGGAGTGAGACGAACTCGATCTCCATCGGCGCACCGGCGATCTCCTGCGGAGGTGGCGGAAGAATTCCCGCGCGGGCACACATAGCGAACACGCGCTCGATGATGGGGGCCAGCCCTTCATTATCGATCCGCTCGAACACAGGCCCGAGCATAATGAGACTCTCGGCCTTTCTTTGATCCACTTCCACCACCGTAATATTCGAGCGAGTCTCATATTGCGAAAGTGGTTGGAATAGGTCGTTGAAGAAGGTCTTTTTGAGGCGCTCACGGACCTCGGCAAGGTCTTCGGTGATTTCGTTGACCGGGAACTTGGTGTCGTAGACGGTGGCGAAGCCGGGCTTGCCAGAGGCCGAGAAGTTGGAGACATCCC